AACAGTCAACGAATTAAGGCAAGAACTAAAAGAAACTTGCGAAAAGACAAACACCAGACTTTCCGGGATGGAGTTCTTGGTTAAGTACTACATGGAGTCATTGCATTGGCGAGAAGTTGATGCAATTGAATATGCATTGGGACTTTTCAAGAACGGAACAATTACTCAAATCAAACTTATTGGAAAGGACGGTAAAGAACTATGAACGAGAAAGAGATTCAAAAAATCAAAGAAGATTATCCCAAAGGTACAAGAGTTAGCCTTATCAAGATGGACGATACCCAAGCACCGCCGGTTGGAACAAAAGGAACAATCATCGGTGTAGACGATATCGGATCTATTCTTGTTAGATGGGATAACGGAAGTTCACTCAATCTTATCCCTGAAGTGGATGGGTTCAATAAGCTCGATTCCGTGAAGACGATTTGTTACGGTAAAGAAGAATTGTGGGATGACCGAAAGGATGCCATCAACTTCTTTGAAGAAGGAATCTATGCATCGGAAGGCAGTGAACGAGATAGATATTGTACCATTGTTTCAAAGCTAAAAGCAGGATACAAAGAGTGTTCTGACGAGGCTTAAAACACGGAAGTTTATATATTAAAAATATATAAAAAAGATTGAAAATAGTGCGAAAATACACTTGATATAATTTCGATTTAGAGTGATATATATACACGACAAAAGGAACACAACCTTTTAGGAGGATATGAAATGAACGAAAGAATCGAAAACCAAATCAAGAACATGAAGAACCAAACAATCGGAGTTGAGATTGAAATGAACGAAATCACAAGAAGTAAGGCAGCAAGCATAGTTGCCGACTTCTTTGGAACATCAGCTTATAACTCGGCTTACGAATACGGCTACTCAAGTTGGTCTTGCAAAGACAACAAAGGTAGAGTTTGGAAGTTTCAAAAGGATGTATCCATTGCAGGTGATGACGAACACAAATGCGAAATGGTAACACCAATCTTAACCTACGATGACATGGAAACCTTACAAGAGATTGTAAGACTTCTTAGAAAAGCAGGAGCCAAGAGCGATGCTACAAGAATGTGTGGAGTTCACATTCACATCGGTGCAAACGGACACACACCAAAGACAATGCGAAACCTAGCAAACATTATGGCAAGCCACGAAAGTTTACTTGCCGAGGCACTAGACCTTGACAATGCAAGAATCGGAAGATATTGCAAAACGGTTGACCCTAGATTCTTAAAGCAAATCAATACGAAAAAGCCTCAAACAATGAGTGCATTTGCAGATGTTTGGTACAAGAGCCAAAACGAAGATTATGGAAGAACACAACATTACAATGGTTCAAGATACCATATGCTAAACTTCCATGCAACCTTCACCAAAGGCACAATCGAGTTCAGACTTTTCCAATTCGATGCACCAAAGGATGGCAAGGCAAACGGACTTCACGCAGGACAACTTAAGAGCTACATTCAACTTTGCCTAGCACTAAGTGAAATGGCAAAAGAGGCCAAAGGAGCAAGCAACAAACCTCAACAACACGAGAATCCAAAATACGCAATGAGAACTTGGCTTTTAAGACTTGGGTTCATTGGTGAAGAGTTCCAAACTGCTAGGGACTTCTTAACAAGAAGACTTAGCGGAGATGCAAGTTTCAGAAGTGGGGTTAGACCTACAGCTGAAACAATCGCATAAGGAGGCAAACGAACATGGATAAATACTATATTGCTTACGGTTCAAACCTCAACATAGAACAAATGAACTACCGATGCCCCGGTGCCAGGGTTGTCGGTACGGGCGTTATTTTGGGCTACACGCTCCTCTTTAAAGGGAGTTTGAGTGGTTCTTACTTAACCATTGAAAAGTGCGAACACGGGCAAGTTCCGGTGGCTGTTTGGAAGGTTAATGAAGAACATGAAAAGGCTCTGGATAGATACGAAGGTTATCCAAACTTCTATTACAAAACGGAAATGGAGATAGACATTGTTGGGATTAAAACCAAGAAGAAATATCACAAGAAAGCATTCGTATATATCATGCACGAAAATAGAAAGGTCGGTGTTCCAAGCAATTATTACTTTGATGTCTGTGCCGATGGCTATACAACATTCGGCTTTGACTTTAAGTACTTAGAACAAGCATATAAAAAATCGTTTGAGGAGGTTAGAAATGGAAACAAAGGAAACTGAAATCAGGGTATGCCCTAAATGTGGAAAGACATACAAAGGTCATTCTGCAATTTCAAGAGTGGATAACACTACTCCGATATGCCCTGAATGTGGCACAAGGGAGGCACTTGAATCGATTGGAGTTAGCAAAGAAGAACAAGATAAAATCATTGCTACCATTCCCAAGTACGATTCATAAAGCAAGATTGACTTTAACAAAGAGTGAGGTTCCTAGAGATAGGAGCCTTTTCTTATACACACGGAGGTGGAGGCGGTGAGAAAACTTAAAAAGTATACGCCAACAAAGTTCAAAGCCAAGACTTCCAAATACAGTAAAGAGATGGCAGATTATGCCGTAAACTTTATAGAATGTTTGAAACATACGGATGGTGTTTGGCATGGCAAACCATTTGAACTTATCGATTGGCAAGAACAAATCATAAGAGATGTGTTTGGAATTCTCAAACCAAATGGCTATAGACAATTCAATACGGCATATATTGAAATACCCAAAAAGCAAGGCAAATCGGAATTAGCTGCTGCCGTAGCACTTCTACTCACTTGTGGAGATTTTGAAGAAGGTGCTCAAGTATACGGATGTGCGGCAGATAGAAACCAAGCAAAAATCGTATTCAATGTTGCCAAGAAGATGGTGGGACTATCTAAAACCTTATCTAAAAAGGTAAAGGTGTGCGAGTCAAAATATCGAATCGAGTATAAGGATAGCTTTTACCAGGTGTTGTCTGCCGAGGCATATTCAAAGCACGGTTTCAACATTCACGGAGTTGTGTTTGATGAACTTCATGCACAACCGAATAGAAAACTATACGATGTTATGACAAAAGGTTCAGGTGATGCGAGAAAGCAACCACTGTTCTTTTTGATAACAACGGCAGGTGACGATACAAAATCCATCTGCTACGAAGTACATCAAAAGGCTATGGACATTTTGGAAGGAAGAAAAATAGACCCAACATTCTATCCCGTAATCTTTGGTGCAAAAGAAGATGAAGATTGGACTGACCCTGAAGTATGGAAAAAAGCAAATCCGTCACTTGGAATAACCGTTGACTTGGAAAAGGTAAAAGATGCTTGTGAATCGGCAAAACAAAACCCTTCTGAAGAGAATACTTTTAGACAACTAAGGTTAAACCAATGGGTAAAGCAAGAGAAAAGATGGATGCCCATGCTTAGGTGGGATGCTTGTAAAACCGACTTTGACCCTAAAGAGCTTGAAGGTAGACTTTGCTATGGTGGTTTGGACTTATCTTCAACGATGGATATTACGGCTTTCGTGTTAGTGTTCCCACCAACCGAAGACGATGATAAATACTATGTCCTTCCGTACTTTTGGATACCGGAAGAAAATATGACACAAAGAGTAAACCGAGATCATGTTCCCTATGATTTATGGAATAGACAAGGTTACCTGGAAACAACGGAAGGAAATGTAATTCACTATGGTTACATTGAGCAGTTCATTGATGAACTTGGCAAGAAGTACAACATTAAAGAAATCGCATTTGATAGATGGGGTGCAGTTCAGATGACTCAAAACCTTAACTATCTCGGCTTTGATGTTGTAGCCTTCGGACAAGGTTTCAAAGATATGAGCCCACCGACAAAGGAACTCATGAACCTTGTGATGGCAAAGAGAATCGCACATAGCGGACATCCCGTTTTAAGATGGATGATGGACAACATTGCTATAAGGCGAGACCCTGCCGACAATATTAAAATGGATAAATCAAAGTCCATAGAAAAAATTGATGGTGCTGTTGCATTGGTTATGGCACTTGATAGAGCAATAAGAAACGAAGACTCTAACGGATCGGTTTACGATTCAAGGGGTCTTTTAATTATTTAAGGAGGAGCAAATGGGATTATTTAATCGTAAGGCAAGAGATCATCCTAAAGTTGAGAATAGGACTAGTGGAAGTTCCTATGCGTTCTATATGGGTGGTTCTAGTGCCGGAAAAAATGTAAACGAACGAAGTGCAATGCAAATGACTGCAGTGTATTCGTGTGTGAGAATTCTGGCAGAGGCAGTTGCAGGACTACCACTTCATTTCTATAAGTACAAAGAAGATGGCTCAAAGGAAAAGGCAATCGACAATAACCTATATCATTTATTGCACGATGAACCAAACCCTGAAATGTCATCTTTTGTTTTCAGAGAAACACTTATGACACATCTGCTTTTATGGGGCAATGCTTATGCACAAATCATAAGAAACGGAAAAGGTGAGATAGTTTCCCTTTATCCTTTGATGCCAAACAAAATGCAAGTGGATAGAGATGAAGACGGAAAACTTTATTATACCTACTTAAGAAGTAGTGATGAATCTCAACTTGGTAAATCCGAAACGGTGTATTTATCTCCAAGAGATGTACTGCATATACCGGGACTTGGCTTTGACGGACTAGTTGGGTATTCCCCAATAGCAATGGCCAAGAATGCGATAGGTTTAGCAATTGCTACTGAAGAGTATGGTGCTAAGTTCTTTGCAAACGGTGCAGCTCCAAGTGGAGTGCTTGAACATCCCGGAACAATCAAAGACCCTACAAGACTTAGAGAAAATTGGAACTCCACATTCGGTGGTTCTTCTAATTCAGGAAAAGTAGCCGTTTTGGAAGAAGGAATGAAGTATACACCTATTTCCATTTCTCCGGAGCAAGCACAGTTCTTGGAAACGAGAAAGTTTCAAATCAATGAGATAGCACGAATATTCAGAGTTCCACCTCATATGGTTGGTGACCTTGAAAAATCCAGCTTTTCTAATATCGAACAACAGTCATTAGAGTTTGTGAAATACACACTAGACCCGTGGGTGATTAGATGGGAACAAAGCTTATCTAGATCACTTCTTACGGAAGAAGAAAAGAGAAAGTATTTCTTCAAGTTTAATGTGGAAGGACTTCTTCGTGGTGACTATGCGTCCAGAATGAGTGGTTATGCTACGGCAAGACAAAACGGATGGATGAGTGCAAACGATATAAGAGAACTTGAAAACCTAGACAAGATACCAAAAGAAGATGGTGGTGACTTGTACTTAATCAATGGCAATATGCTCCCACTTGGTAATGCAGGAGCTTATTCAAATATAGAAACTGAAAAGGAGGAAAACAAAACCGATGAAGAAGTTTTGGAATTGGAAAAACCAAACGGAAACCGACCAAAACGAAAGAGTTCTTGAGCTTTACGGAACGATTGCAGAAGAGTCATGGTTTGACGATGATGTAACACCGAAGATGTTCAAGGATGAACTTTTGAAAGGGTCAGGTCCTATCACTATTTGGATTAACTCTCCGGGTGGTGATTGCATTGCTGCTAGCCAAATCTACTCAATGCTAATGGATTACAAGAACGATATCACAGTGAAAGTTGACGGCATTGCTGCCTCGGCTGCTAGTGTTATTGCGATGGCAGGAACAAAGGTACTTCTAGCACCTACTGCTCTTCTTATGATTCATAATCCATCTACGGGTGCATTCGGTGACCATAGGGATATGGAGAAAGCGATTGATTTGCTTAATGAAGTAAAAGAATCCATTATCAATGCTTACGAAATTAAGACAAACCTTTCTCATTCCACTTTAAGTCATTTAATGGATGCCGAAACATGGATGAATGCAAAAAAGGCCATTGAGTTAGGCTTTGCCGATGGCATATTGGAGGATGAAAAGAAGAAAGAATTATCTGAATCCTATGCTTTTGGAACACACGAGTTTGAAAATCATCTACTGAATAAAATCGTAGATAAGGTGAAACCCACACCTACAAAACAGGGTCGAAACATAGTCGAACTTAGAAACGAGTTAGACAAAATTAAAAAATTTATTTAATGGAGGAAACAAAACATGACAATTAACGAATTGCGTGAAAAAAGAGCAAAAACATGGAGTGCGATGGAAAACTTCCTTGACTCCCACAGAACTGAACAAGGTGTATTGACTGAGGAAGATGACAAGGCTTACACCAAAATGGAAAAGGAACTTGAATCCTTAACTAACGAAATCAAGCGTATGGAAAGAAAAGATGCTATCGAGGCAGAACTTAACAAGCCCGTTAATGCACCTATCACTTCTAAGCCTATGACAATGGACGATGAAGATGAAAAGAAAGGCAGAGCATCTAAAAACTACAAGAAGTCTTTCTGGAATGCTATGAGAAACAAAACTATCCGTCCTGAAGTTATGAATGCACTTCAAGAAGGAACTGATTCCGAAGGTGGCTATCTTGTTCCTGACGAATTTGAAAAAACTCTTATTGAATCTTTGGAAGAAGAAAACATCTTCAGAAAACTTGCCCATGTTATTAAGACTGCAAGTGGTGATAGAAAGATTCCGGTTGTTGCTACTAAAGGTAGTGCATCTTGGGTAGACGAAGAAGGAACAATTACAGAAAGTGATGATTCTTTCAATCAAGTATCTATCGGTGCATACAAACTTGGAACTCTTATCAAAGTATCTAACGAACTTTTGAACGATTCCGTATTTGACCTTGAAAGTTACATCTCTAAAGAGTTTGCAAGACGAATCGGTAACAAGGAAGAAGACGCATTCTTTAACGGAAATGGTACCGGAAAGCCTATCGGTATTTTCAATGCTACGGGTGGTGCTGATGTAGGTGTTACTACAGCTGAGGCTACCAAGATTACTGCCGATGAAATTATCGACCTTTTCTACTCACTTGGTGCTCCTTATAGAAAGAATGCCGTATGGGTTGTAAACGATTCTACTATCAAGGTAATCAGAAAACTTAAAGATGGTAACGGTAACTACTTGTGGCAACCTGCACTTACTAGTGGTAGTCCTGATACTTTGCTTGGAAGACCTGTTTATACTTCTAGTTTCGTTCCTTCTATCGCAGCCGGTGCAAAGACTATCGCATTTGGTGATTTCTCTTACTATTGGATTGCCGATAGACAAGGTAGAAACTTCAAGAAACTTTCCGAACTTTATGCAGCAACTGATCAGACAGGCTTTGTTGCCACTCAAAGAGTAGACGGTAAACTTATCCTTGCAGAGGCTATTAAGGTTCTTAAGCAACACGCATAAGGAGAACGACTATGAGTTACAACTGTAAGAACTATACCGAACAAAACGGTGAGAAAACTGTAATCGGTGGCACTTTGGAAATTAAACCGGGTGCTACCGTTACGGGACTTCCAAAAGCAACTGCTCAAGCCGATTCAACTGCTACCACTGTTGCAGGATTAGTAGCAGATTTCAATAGCCTTTTAGCAAAGCTTAGAACTGCAGGTTATCTTGCAACCGAAACTGACGAAGACTAAAAAGATAGGAGGTGACAGTAGTGACGGCTAATGAACTATTACCAAAGGTGAAAGAAAATTTAATCATAACATTCGCAGACGATGACAGTCTTATTCTTAGTTTTATCACTACTGCCATTTCCTATGCCGAAAGTTATCAACATTTGGATAGTGGTTACTATGCAACCAAGACTTGTCCTGAAACAACAAAACAAGCAATTATTATGCTCTCAAGCCATTTTTATGAAAGTAGAGATGGCTCAACGGGAGGTTTCTTTGCAGACAATACAAATGCCAATGAACAAGTATGGAAGACAGTAAATAACCTATTAAGGCTTGATAGAGATTGGAAGGTGTAAGGATATGGGACTAGGTTTAATGACTAAGAAAGCACAACTGTGTAGCATATCAAACACAATCGATTCTGAGGGCTTTTCTGGGCGTTCTGTTCAAGTATTGGCAAACATTCGAGTGTTTGTTGAAGGTAGGCACGGTAGCGAACGGTGGGCAAATTTAGCGGCCTTTTCGGAGGCTACGGAGCTCTTTCGTTTCCGTGTTATTCCTAACATCACTGTCACAACATCTCACTACATACTCTACGAAAATACACAATACGATATCTTGTCGGTTGAGAATGTGAAAGGTAGAAATATGTATATTGAGGTGCTTGCTAAAAGGACGGAGGCATCCAATGGCTAAATGTACTTATTCTTTACCGGAAGACCTACTTAAGAAACTCTCTACACTTGGAACAAAGATGGATGAGATTTCCGATACCGTTCTTCATGCAGGTGGTGAGGTTGTTTTGGATAAAGTCAAATCCAATCTTGAAAGTGTTGTAAGCGGCAAATCAAGTGGTGAGCTTGTTTCATCTATTGGTTTATCTAGGGTGTTAATCGATAGGGATGGAAACTCAAATATCAAGATTGGTTTTAGTGAACCGAGGAGTGACGGAAAGTCAAACGCTATGATAGCTAACATCATAGAATACGGAAAACACAACCAACCGGCAAGACCATTCTTAAAGCCTGCTAAAACCCAAAGCAAGAAACAATGCATAGAAACTATGACTCAAAAGTTAGAGGAGGAAATCAAAAAGATATGAATATTCTATCTGAAGTAAAGACAATCCTTGCATCACTTAATATTCCGATTGAAACGGGAGTATTTAAGGATACTGCACCAACTAGTTATATCGTGCTTGTACCTTTGTCTGATTCATATCCTTTGAATGCAGACGATACTCCACAAACGGATGAACAAGAGCTAAGGATTTCTTTGTTTACAAAAGGCAATTATATAAGCATTAAAAATCAAATCGTGGCTAGACTTGTTACTAACTATTTTACGATTACGGATAGAAGGTATAACGGCTATGACACGGAAACCGGCTACTATCAATACACAATTGATGTAGCAAAAATTTATGAAATTGAAACTATAGAGGAGGAACAATAACTATGGCAACAATAGGTTTAGACAAACTTTACTATGCAAGTATTACGGAAGGTACTACCGGTGATGAAACATACGGAACGCCTACTCAACTTGCCAAAGCAATCTCTGCCGATTTGAGCATTGAACTTAACGAGGCAACTTTATTTGCCGATGATGGTCAAGCCGAGGCAGTAAAAGAATTTAAGAGTGGAACTATCTCTCTTGGTGTTGATGATATTGGAAACAGTGTAGCAGCCGCTTTGGTTGGAGCAACTGTAGATTCCAATGGTGTATTAGTATCAAGAAGTGAAGACTCTGCTCCATATGTAGCAATCGGATTTAGAGCCAAAATGTCGAATGGAAGATATAAGTATTTTTGGCTTTATAAAGT